GGACATTTACTGCAAATCAATCAGGCAATACTACAATTACTCTTAATAATAGTATTACGAACAACAACCAATTAACTAACGGAGCAGGTTACACTACCAATACAGGAACTACAACAGCAAGTAATACACAAACTTTTACAAACAAGAGTGGAAACATATCACAATGGACTAATGACTCGGGTTATCTAACCTCAGCAGGATCAATGTCATCTTGGATAGTAAGTTCAGATTCAGGGTCTGCTACAATTACCAATGGTGCTACGATGAAGATTGCAGGGGGAACAAACATTTCTACAGCTGAAAGTAGTGGTGTTGTTACAATAACTAATGGTATTACTAACAACAATCAGCTTACAAATGGTGCAGGCTATACAACAAATACTGGAGATATAACAAATGTTTCTACAACATCACCAATAACAGGAGGTGGATCAAGTGGATCAGTTACTATTACACATGCAACTTCAGGAGCAACTGCAGGAAGTTATACTAATGCTAATGTAACAGTAAATGCTACAGGCCATGTAACGAGTGTAGCAAATGGTTCAGGGGGTACACCTCACTCTTTTAATCCTGCTCCAAATAGTCCTGCAGGTTTTGGATTCAACCAGCCACAAGTTCCAGATAATACAGGACTACAAGCTGCGGGTTGGGTAGTAGTAAATATTGCAGGTACTGATTATTATTTACCTGCTTGGACACCTTAATTAATGTTTAAGAACATTTCATAATATTTTTATTATCTTTGAAGAAATAATAATTAAATAAAATTAAAATGAGTGAAGAAAAAATCCAAATGAAATTAACTGCAGAAGAATTAGAGACTGTTCAAAATCTAAATCAGCAGTTTGTGCAAACTAAAGTTGCTATTGCTGATGCAGCAGTACAACAAACAACATTAATGAATGCGTTAGAAAGTATTCAAAATTCTTTTAATGATCAAGAAAAAGTTCTTGCTGAAAAATATGGTAAGAATGCAACAATTAATTTAAAAGATGGCACTGTAACCCAACCAGAAGACAAAGAATAAAATGGCAAAAATAAGCAACACCTCGGCATACCCACAAATTGCAACATTAGATCCTGCAGATTATTTAATACTTACTGATGCAGAAAACAATCTAATGACAAAGTCTTGTACTGTACAACAGCTACAAGCACAATTTGGTATTGACACGTTGGTTGCTCATGTTGAAGTTACATCTTCACAACTACAAGCTTTAGCGACATCGGATAAAACAATTATTGCTGCTCCAGGAATAAACAAGGTTATAGATATATTGTCTCTTGCAGTGTATGGTCAGAAAGGTACAACAGTGTATGACTTTCCAAACGCTTTAGAGTTTAAATGCAGTACCACGGAATATGCAACGGTTGCTTCTGCCACCGCAAACGGTAACGCAGACTATGCTGCTAAGCTTTTTCTTGGAGGCGTGTTGGAATCTTTTCCTACAAATATAATACTGCCTGCTAATCAGCCTTTAGTGTTAACTACAGGTTCTAATCCAACACAAGGTGACGGTAAGTTGTTTGTCAACGTATATTACAGAGTCCTAACATTAGGCACAACATTTTAATTTAATAGATTGGACATAAGAAAAATATCCATAGGCACAGATTATAAATCTGGTGCAATGCATTATATTGTAGGCCAAGAAGTTTTGGGAGGAGGATATTCTATTCATTTAATACAACACAATAAAGAACAGGAGTCATACATGGTATGGATTCAGAATGAAGACGAAGTGTTGTTGTGGAAAGAATTTAAAACCACTATGCCAATCTCATTGGAATATAATATAAATTTTTAATGCAATCACCACATTATTTTATTGTAAAGCCCCTAAAAGGAAAAAGGTATGATAACACTAAATCTTATGGAGATAAAGAGTTAATCATAAGTGTATCTGAAGAAGATCACACTGTTGCAAATAGATTTGCAAAAGTAATAAATTTACCAATAGGGTATACAGGCGATATATCAATAGGAGATACCGTTCTTGTGCATCACAATGTTTTTAAATATTATAATGATATTTATGGAAGACAAAAAAGCGGAAGAAGCTGGTTAAAAGATGATTTGTTTTTAGTGGATGAGTTCCAGTTTTTTTTGTATAAAAAAAATAATGAATGGAAGGCTTATGATAAATATTGTTTTGTAAAGCCAATCGCTAAAAAAAAATCTTATATAATAGGTAGTGGCGTTAATAAAGAACCGCTACAAGGAGAGCTTGTTTATATAAATAATCAATTAAAAGACTTGGGACTTAGCGTTGGAGACACTGTATGTTTTGAGCCTCACAGTGAGTACTCTTTTAATATAGACGGTCAAGATCTTTATAGGATGTTTACTCAAAATATAACTATAAAATTATGATATACTTAATAGATAATTTTTTAGACAAAGAATTTCTTGAGATTACTCAGAATTATTTAAACGAACCTTTCCAAAAAGTTATTTCTGGCGGAAAGGATTTTTACGTTTTAGACTCTAATGACGATTTTAATAATTATATTTTAGGTTTACTCGAACAAAAAGAAGGAGTTGAATTAGAAAACATATTAAGTTTTTTTAGAGTCGCTACAGATGAGTTGGATACCAAATGGAGGATTCACTCTGATTTAAACATAAAAGGACAAAGACCTGATCGTGCTATTGTATTATATTTATCACCGAAAGAACTTGAAGAGCTACACGGAACAGCTTTTTGGGAACATGATATTTATGGTAAAGAGTTACCCCCTGAAATTACAGATGAGGAATATGACAGAATGCTTGAAGCTGATGCTGAGATTTTAGAAAAATGGAGGCTAAGTTCTGTAGTTGGATACGAAGAAAATAGATTACTCTCTTATCCTTCAAGTTATTTTCATAGTAAATTTCCTAACAAAGCATGGCTTTCTGGCAGAAAAGTATTTGTAATGTTTTATAAATTTAAGTAATGGACATAATAGCACTTAAAATAAAAATAATAGACGCAGGTGAAAAGGCAGTTGATGAATTAATAAATGTGGCTAAAGAAAGAATAGTTACAGGAACAGAAGATGATGTATCTGCAGATAGATTAAAAAATGCAGCAGCTACAAAAAAACTTGCAATTTTTGATGCGTTTGAAATATTAAACAGAATAGAAGAGGAAAAAGATAAGTTAAACGGAAAAGAAACTAAAAAAAGTAATTTACCAAAAGGATTTGCAGAAAGAAATTCAAAATAACTTATATAGAGTTTTGCACAATGCAATTCCAGCTAAGGTTGTTTCTACAAAAAATAGACACAAATCTTGGCAGTATGGCTATGATGAAAAATATAATATTGTAATAATTTCCAGGGATGGAACTATTGGTGATATATATAATATAAATGGTTTAAAAATTGCTTTACCCAGCACTCCAAAAAAAATACATAAAAGATCTAATTCTAAAACAGATCAATATTGGGAGGCTGAAAAATATTCAAAAGAATTAAAAAGAATATCTACTATATTCCAATGGCATTCAGTGCCCAACCATTTTAAAGAGCAATGGGTAGATTATATTGAGGAAGAATTTAACAGGAGAGAGAAAGGTTTTTGGTTTTATAATAATGGGATACCCACGTATATAACAGGGTCTCATTATATGTATTTACAATGGACAAAAATTGACATTGGACTTCCTGATTTCAGAGAGGCTAATAGAATATTTTACATATACTGGGAAGCTTGTAAGGCAGACAAAAGAAGTTTTGGCATTTGTTATTTAAAAATAAGACGTTCAGGTTTTTCTTACATGGGTTCTGAAGAGTGTGTAAATATAGCAACTCTTGCAAAAGATTCAAGAGTTGGAATACTATCTAAAACAGGTAGTGATGCTAAAAAAATGTTTACTGATAAAGTTGTTCCTATCGCTAATAACTATCCTTTCTTTTTTAAACCCATACAAGATGGTATGGATAAGCCAAAAACTGAATTAGCATTTAGAGTTCCTGCTTCTAAGATTACTAAAAAGAATATGTTTCAGATAGAAGAGGAAGAGCTTGAGGGTTTAGACACTACTATCGACTGGAAGAATACAGGTGACAACAGTTATGATGGTGAAAAATTAAAACTACTGGTTCACGATGAAAGTGGTAAATGGGACAAGCCAGACAATATATTAAACAACTGGCGTGTTACAAAAACATGTTTGAGATTAGGTAGTAAAGTTATTGGTAAATGCATGATGGGGTCTACTTCGAATGCTTTAGACAAAGGGGGTAAAAATTTTAAAAATTTATATTACGATTCAGATGTTACTAAACGAAATTCCAATGGTCAAACCAAAAGCGGATTATATTCACTTTTCGTTCCTATGGAGTGGAACATGGAAGGATTTATAGATAGATATGGTATGCCTGTTTTCGAAACTCCTGCAACAAAAATTATAGGAATTGATGGAGAAAACATT